GTTGCTATGTGCGTCAATGATGTTATATGTTCTGGTGCTAAACCATTATATTTTCTAGACTATATCTCTACCAAAACACTTGATGCTAATGTAAGTGACATTGTGTATGGGATTAATGTTGGTTGTACAATGGCGGGGATGGAACTGATTGGTGGTGAAACAGCAGAGCATTTTAGAACAAATGACTATGACCTTGCTGGTTTCTGTACTGGTATTGTGGAGAAGAATCAGATTGTTAATGGTAGTAATATCCGAGCAGGTGATGTAGTCATCGGTATTGAGAGTAATGGACTTCATAGTAATGGATACACACTGATCAATGATATGCTGTGGCGAAATTATATTTACTATAAGGAGATGCCTGAGTTGTTGAGACCTACCACCATCTATGCTCGTCTGATCCAGCACCTGTTGGATGAAGTTCCTATCCTAGGCATGGCCCATATTACTGGAGGAGGACTGCCTGAGAACCTTCCTAGGTGCCTTCCAGCAGGTCTTACAGTTGATGTTGACTACGATGCTTGGGAACGACCAGAAATGTTCAATAAGATCCAGGAGGCAGGAGAGATTGCTGAGGATGAGATGCGTAATGTATTCAATCTTGGTATTGGATTCTGTTTAGTTGTTCCAAAAGAAGTAGCAACATTAACTCAAACTTTGATTGCCGATACTCCATTTGGTATGAGATCATGGATTATTGGAGAAGTAAATGATGGATCTAGACGGTCAAATTAAACTAGGGCACCTTCTTTTACAAGATAGAAAATGTAGAACATGTGGAAAAATTAAAAATTTAGTTGATGGGTTTTACCGAACAAGAAAAGATAGAGGTGCTGTCGCTTCATCATATTCATACGAATGCAAAGAATGTTGTAAAAAGAGAGTAAAAAAAATTTCTGATAGATGGGAATATCCAGATTGGTAGTTCACGTCATGATTCCCCTGTGAAAACACTTTTTTTGATAAATATTCTTAGACAAACTGAGATTAACGGAGAATCAAAACATGGCGACTCCTCAACTATCTCCCGGTGTATTAGTCAGGGAGGTTGACTTAACAGTAGGGAGAGCTAGTAATGTACTGGATAACATTGGTGCTATTGCCGGACCCTTCCCAATTGGACCTGTAGACGATCCTATTGATGTAACTACTGAACAAGATCTTATCGGAGTTTTCGGTAAGCCACTTTCAACGGATTCGCAATATGAGTATTGGATGAGTGCTTCATCTTATCTCTCGTATGGTGGAGTTCTGAAGGTAGTTAGAACGGACGGTGCTAACCTTAAGAATGCAAATGCTGGTGTTGGAATTGGCAGCACTACAACTCTTAAGATCAAGAACTACGACGATTATATTAACAACTACGACGAAGCAACAAACTACAACTATGCTGCAAAGAACCCAGGTTCTTGGGCAAATGGTTTAAAAGTTTGCACGATTGATAATCTTGCCGACCAAAGAGTTGGTGTTGCAACCACTGCACCAAGTCAATCAGGTGCTACTATTGGTTTCGGTGTTACTGGTCCAATCAGCACTACAATTGCTGGACTTGGAACTACTACCGCTTTTGTAGGGTACTTAAAAGGTATCATTACTGGCATTAACACTGATGCAAATGGTGGAGCAAGTACACTAGATGTTAAGGTTATTTCTCGTGTAGAAACTGTAGGTAGTGGTGCAACTGAAACTAGAATTACCTACGCAGAAGCAAATACTGGCGCTTCATTTGCTGCAGGACAAGCACTGCACTTTGTTAATTCCTCTGGTATTAATAGTACTGGTCTTGGACACAATGTAACGGCAAGCACTGTTACTGACTGGTATGATCAACAAACACTAAGCCTGACCAACAGTACAGTATTCTGGAAGTCACTGGCACCAAAACCAATTGCTAATAACTATTCTAGTTCTAGAAATGGTTATGGTGATGCAATTCACGTTGTGGTTGTTGATGATGAGGGAACAATCAGCGGAATTCAGGGTAACATCCTTGAGAAGCACATCGGTCTTTCTAAAGCAATTGATGCAATTTCTAACGTCAATGCACCACAGAAAGTCTATTATCAAGACTACTTAGCAGATTTCTCAGCAAATCTGTTCGCTGCTGGCAATCCTTCTAACGCAGCAGACGCTTATCACGGCACTGTGCCTAGAGCAGTTGGTTTCACCTCTGTCTCTGGAACAAAGGCATCATCCTTCACTCCTGTAAGCACAGGTGGTGGTCTTTGGGGACAAACTGCACAAGATATAACGTTTAGTGCTCTTGGCAATGTATCTTACGCCCTTGGTGGTGGTACAGACTACTCTGGTGGAATTCCTGCTACAGGAGACAACGGCGGTATGTCCACTTCACTGGGCAATCTGCAAAATTCATATCAACTCTTTGAGAACAAAGATGAGATTGAAGTTGACTACTTGATCATGGGTCCTGGTATGACCAATGAGCAAGAATCACAAGCAAAAGCAAACTATCTAATCTCTCTTGCAGAAGGAAGAAAAGATTGTATGGCGGTTGTTGGTCCACATAGGGCAAACGTGGTTAACGTAACTAATACCACAACTCAGACTAATAACCTGATTCAGTACTATTCGGTTCTGAATTCTTCATCTTATGCTACATTTGATACTGGTTATAAGTTCACTTATGATCGTTTCAATAACAAATTCCGCTATATTCCAACCAACTCTGACGTTGCTGGGTTAATGGCAAGAACTGCACTTGAGGCATATCCATGGTTCTCACCCGCAGGTGAGCAGCGTGGTGTTATCAACAATGCAATCAAACTTGCATACAACCCAACCAAGGCACAAAGAGATAAGTTATATCCTCTGAGAGTCAATTCTGTTATTACGAAACCTGGAGTTGGAACTTTACTCTTTGGCGATAAGACTGCACTGTCTTATTCATCTGCATTCGATAGAATTAATGTTCGCCGCCTGTTCCTGACAGTTGAGCAAGCACTTGAAAGAGCAGCAGAAGCACAACTCTTTGAACTCAACGATGAGTTGACGAGAGCAAACTTTAGAAACATTGTTGAACCTTATCTCCGCGATGTTCAGGCAAAGAGAGGTCTCTTTGGATTCCTGGTTGTTTGTGATACATCAAACAACACACCTGATGTTATTGATAATAATGAGTTCAGGGCGGATATCTTCCTGAAACCAGCGAAGTCTATTAACTTCATCACACTCTCCTTCGTTGCTACCCGTACAGGGGTCAGTTTTGAAGAAGTAGCTGGTAGAGTTTAATAACATTATCTAAATAACACTAGGAGGATACACTAATGGCAGACAACAAGAGAACGGGTACTAGACCCAATACATCAATCTCTACCTTTAAATCTAAACTGATTGGCGGCGGGGCCCGCCCCAATCTATTTGAGGTTGAGTTGGCAACACTTCCAGAAGCATTTACTGGAACATGGGCAGCAGACGATTTTAAATTTATGTGTAAGGCAGCAGCACTGCCTGCACAGAATATCGCTGCAATCGATGTTCCCTTTAGAGGTAGAACCTTTAAAGTTGCTGGTGATAGAACCATTGATACCTGGACAGTTACCATTATTAATGATGAATCGTTCAACCTAAGAAGAGCGATGGAAGAGTGGACAGAGCAAATTGCTAAGTTAGACAATAACCTTGGAGCTACGAGTCCAGGTTCTTACATGACTAACGCAGTTGTTTATCAACTGGGTCGTGGTTCTACTGCATTCAGTAAGAACAATGATGGCACTGCAAATTCTGTTCTTGCACAGTATGAGTTTGTTGATATTTTTCCAACAAACGTTTCACAAATTGATGTTTCATATGATAGTTCTGATACGATTGAAGAATTCACTGTAGAATTCCAAGTTCAATCTATCAACATCCTGGCACCTGGAATTAGTGCTTCTGCAGCACCTCCAGTTGATGGCTAATAAATAGTCACAGGAAAGTTTAAAACATAAATCATGTCCAAGTTATTTGGGTTCTCTATTGAGGACACAGAACCACTATCTCCTTCAGCGATCTCCCCCGTTCCTCCTAATAATGAGGATGGGGTTGATCATTACGCGAGTAGTGGTTTTTTTGGTTCTTATGTAGACATTGAAGGTGTGTTCAGGACTGAATTTGATTTAATTAAAAGATATCGTGAGATGTCACTTCATCCTGAATGTGATAGTGCCATTGAAGATATTGTAAATGAAGCAATTGTCTCTGATAGTAATGATAGTCCTGTAGAAATTGAGTTATCAAACCTTAATGCCAGTGATGGTATTAAGAATACAATTCGTAAAGAGTTTAAGTATATTCTTGATATGCTGGATTTTGATAAGAAAGCACACGAAATATATCGTAACTGGTACATCGATGGTCGTATTTACTACCACAAAATTATTGATATAAAAGATCCTAGTGCAGGTATCCAAGAATTGCGTTATATTGACGCAATGAAAATGCGCTATATTAGGCAAGAAAAAAAGAAACCTGGAGATAAAGCCAACGTTTTTCAAAGACTGAGAAGTGATAATCCTATGGATTATAATTTTCCAGAGATTGAAGAATACTTTATTTACAATCCAAAATCACAATATCCAATTAGTAATCCATCATCAGCTAGTGGAAGCAATGGAATTAAGATTGCAAAAGATTCTATTACATATTGTACATCTGGTCTTGTAGACAGAAATAAAGGAACAACTCTCTCGTATCTTCATAAGGCAATCAAGTCACTTAATCAATTAAGAATGATTGAGGATTCACTGGTCATTTACAGATTGTCTCGTGCTCCTGAGCGTAGAATTTTCTATATTGATGTTGGCAATCTTCCTAAGCAAAAGGCAGAACAATATCTTCGTGATGTTATGATGAGATATCGTAATAAACTTGTATATGATTCCAGTACTGGTGAGATTCGTGATGACAAAAAACACATGGCAATGCTTGAGGACTTCTGGCTTCCCAGGCGTGAGGGTGGAAGAGGAACAGAAATCACCACTCTTCCTGGCGGACAAAACTTGGGTGAAATCACTGATATTGAATATTTTAAAAAGAAACTCTACCGTTCGCTTAACGTCCCACCATCACGAATGGATGGAGAAGGTGGGTTTAACTTGGGGAGATCTTCTGAGATCTTAAGAGACGAACTCAAATTTACCAAGTTTGTTGGTCGCTTGAGAAAGAGATTTTCTAACATGTTTAATGACATGTTGAAGACTCAATTACTCCTGAAGAATGTAATTACTCCTGAAGATTGGGAGTCAATGAGTGAGCATATTCAATATGATTTCTTATATGACAACCACTTCTCTGAACTGAAAGAAGCAGAATTGATGAATGAGAGACTTGCTCTTGTTGCAACTGCCGAACCATATGTTGGTAAGTACTACTCACAAGATTATGTAAGACGTAAGATTTTACGTCAAACTGATATGGATATTATTGAGCAAAATAAAATTATCGATAAGGAAATTAAAGATGGTGTAATTCCTGATCCTGCAACTATTGATCCCACAACTGGATTACCTTTTGCACCTGAGGATGCTGTGAGTAATGATTTAGGAAAACCTCAAATGGAACCAGACATTGATGGATCATCAACTGAGGCACCAGAGATGCCTAAAGGTGGGGAGATATAAATACTCATTAGTCGTATATAATATACTTAAATGGATGACCTTTTAGATATGATCACAACTGATGAGTCACCCTCTCAAGTTAGTGACAAAATTAAAGAACTTCTATTTGCAAAATCTGCAGAAAAAATTGATACATACCGTCCTTCAGTATCAACTTCAATGTTTGGTAATGAGGAATCTGTAGATGATGTAGAAGAGAAAATCACTCCTGACGAAGAGTGATTATAAATAACTGTTAAATGAACTTTAAGGATAATGGCGCATAACCCAGTAGGAATTAATTCCGCCTTACCTATTGCTAGTGCAGCTAATAGGAGGGGTATTGACCAAACCGCACATCAGTCAGAATACCTAAGAGTTGTGGCAAAAGGTGCTGGAGCACATGTCGCCATTGGAACTCTTCCAACTGCTGCAGTAACTAATTACTTTGTTCACACTGGTGAGTCAGAGATAATTAGTCTTGGAAAACCGCAATCAAATAGAGTATCTGGCATCACAACCGGAGCAACAACAACTATTGATTTTGTTGAAGGAACTGGATCTCCATTTGGGGTTGGTGATGCTGTTAGTCTTACTGTAACCGGTCAGACTGATTATAATTTCACTCACAAGATTGTAAAGACCGTTGATAATACCGCTGGTAAAGATGGTTATCATGGCACAAGAATCGTGGTTGATCATAATTCATCTGCAGGAAATCCTGCAGCACTTCTATCCACATCATATGCAGAATTAAGAGGATCATTTATGGTCGCTGCTTATGGTGATGGAACTGGAACTCTTCATTATCAACAAATTCAATCTGCTGGAGGACCATCCTAATGAAACTTATTAGAGAAGAAATTGAATCAGTAAAGTTTCTCATAGAGAAAACAAAATCTGGTAAAAAATCCATGTATATTGAAGGAGTTTTCCTTCAGGGTAACATCAAAAACCGTAATGGTCGTATGTATCCCATGGAAACTCTTCGTAAGGAAGTAGCTCGTTATAACGAAAGCAACATCACCTCTGGAAGAGCACTTGGTGAACTTGGTCATCCAGACGGTCCTACCGTCAATCTTGATAGAGTTTCTCATAAAATCGTCTCTTTAAGAGAGCACGGTTCTAATTTTATCGGCAAAGCAAAAATTTTGAATACCCCAATGGGTAATATTGCATCTTCACTTATTGATGAAGGTGTAAAACTTGGTGTTTCTTCTCGTGGTATTGGATCATTAAAGCAGACCCGTGAGGGTGTTAATATTGTCGGTGACGACTTTATGTTAGCAACTGCTGCTGATATTGTTGCCGATCCTTCTGCTCCCGATGCATTTGTTGAGGGTATTATGGAAGGTAAAGAGTGGGTTTGGGAAGGAAGTCTTCTGCGCGAAAGAAAAGCAGAAGAAACTAGAATTTCTATTAATAAACTTACAGTTGAAAGAAAATTAGAAGAACAAAAACTGAATTTGTTCAATGATTTTCTTAATAGTATCTAATCTGATACATAAAATATTATTATTTATAAATAAATATAGATTTTATCCAGGATAATCGGAGCGTTCACATGTCTCGTGGAGATTTACAAGAAATGGAAGTAGGCACAAAGCAATCCAAGACTGCTGTCAATGCCGGAGCGAAACCAGCAGAGGGGATGGATACTTCCATCACCCCACCTTACGAAGATCTTGGGGGTCCTTCTCCCGAGAATTACAAACCAGACGATGATTCAGCAAAGCTGAAGACTCCTGGTTCTACTCTTAAGGGTGTTAAGGATGTAGTAAACAAAGGTTCAAAACCTGCTGAACCCATGAAGGGTATGAAGGAGGAAGAGGACCTGGATGATGAGGATACTATTGAAGAAAGCGAAGAAATCGTAGACGA